TACTTTTGACCACAGATAATTACCGATCCAATCAGGCTTGTTAAGAACATTCTTGAATATAAAGTTTACCTTATCTAGTATGTCATTACAGTCGGCTGGGAATTGGGTCGCGGGCTGAAATATATCCGGAGGAGATAACCATGTCTCAGACACGTCTCTTGGCTGTATGGAGTTTATTCTTTTGAGCCAAACGTCCGTCGTTTTATCCCAACTATAATGTTCTCTAGCCTTTTGTGAAGTTTCTAGCCCTATCTCTCTCAGCTTATCTTTTTCTGCAAGTAAGCTAATTATCGTATCAATAAACTTTTGGTTGTCAGGCACAGCTCTGTAGCATCCTGTTTCTGCTTCCATTGACAATTCTATTGGGTCTATAGGATATCCGCCAATATTTTTTAATACAGATTCCATAGCCGAATAGTTTGTACCAACAACGGGAAGACCGGCGTATGCAGCTTCAAGCTGAGGCATACCAAACCCCTCGCTGTTCGCATATTGAGCATATATATCAAAGCAGTTATAAACATTGTTAAGATCTTTTTCTTCTATTGAGTTGTCAATACCTACTAATTGTCTATCAAAATTACCACAGTTAGAGCAGTGACTAATTGAATCTTGAAAGAAGTCTACGCTTATGTGGCCACACTTTTTACACTTGTAAGTGAAGAGCACTCTGTTATTTAGTCCGTGCTCGTTCAGGAGGTTAGGTATATCCCATCCTATGTCTGGATAATACGTGTGGCAGTAAAGAAATAGATTTGGATCTTTGGTGGCATCTAGAATTTTTCTAAAAGACTTGAACAGATCTGGATAGAGCTTCCTTCTCTGATTTCTCATAACTGTGCCGATAATGGTAGAATGGCTAGATATTCCCATAGCCTCTTTATGAGCGTCTTTGTTTTCTGCTGGCCGAAAGTTTTGGCTAGCGGCGGGAGAGGCGATGTCTACAAAATTTAGAGTGTCAGACTGTTTTAACATAGTGTCTCTGCCAAACTCAGAATAAGCAAAGACAGAATCAGCCGTTTGAAAGGTATTTATCCACTGAGGGTTCTGTGGTGCAGCGTCTACCGTTGGCATCAATGCCCAGTGGAACATGTTCCTGAATGGTGAACGCTGTTGATACTCAACCATCCACCAGTCACGTATGTCCATGACAACGTCTGGCATAAAATCCAAACATACACTATTAAATGTCTGCTCACCAAATATTGCGGTCGGCCTATTTTTGTAGTTTTGCAGGTCAGGAGAGCCGTTAGCGGGACGATTGGGATAAACCTTCCAAGGACGGTTATATACACTTTCGTCTTCAGGACCAACATAGCAAGCCAGTTCTGCCACCTCTAGGCGGTCTAGCTGACATAATCTAGATAGTATTTCTTTTGTATATACGGAGTAGCCAGTGCTTTTCCAAGAGGCTTCCGAGACAAATAGTATCTTCTTTTTTTTCATTAATGTAATATCTTAAAACTGTTTACACGAAAGTAAGTTTCAATTATTTCTGCGTTTTGATAGTTTCTTGCGGACGATTCTACTAGCATCAACGCTCCTTCTTCGGCGTATTTTTCTATAGCTAGTGCGGCTGTGTCCCAAGCTTCAAACTCTAGAAACACTAGAGATCTCTTTTTTTCTCCACTTTTATCCTTTCTGAATTCTTCTATCTCTAACTCAAACCTGAGCACTACTACTCCGTTTTCAGTTTCTGTTTCTGGTGGATGTGTTAGTTTACCTAAAAATTGACAGTTATTCAAGTTGTTTTGTCCTCTGGTCAAATTTGAGAAAATTGGTTAGCAATTAGCGAGCACTTATCTTTTTTAGATATTTCGCCAATTATAAGAAGTGTGTTGCTTTCTACTAGCAAATCTTTATGTTCATCATAACACTCTGGGAATACAGTGACAGAATCTAAAGTCCCCGTACCATCTTCAACGCACAAAAAGGCCATCAACTGACCGGGGTTTTTACCCCTTTTGGTCTTATATGTCCTTACTGACACAACTTCAGCAGCAATATTAGCTTTACCTGTTATCGTACCATTTGCTATGTCTTTGCACGCATAAGTTGTCACATTTAGGTCAATTCCGTCAATTTTACTGCAAGTTAAGGCACAACTCATGTATTTTTCTTCGTCAGACGCCATTGTTTCAGCTTTATCGTCTAAATCATAGAATGGATTATCGAGAGAATTCACAATATCCTCAACCGTAGATAGCCTACGGGAATTAACTTTGATGTCTTTTGTCATTTGCGTAATAGCTTCAGACAAAGACTTAGGCTTGTTGTCGGCGTAGTTATCAACGATTGTTTGTTGTTCTCTGGCTGAGAGCTGCTTCCAGCTATCAAACTCGTAAAGCATACGCTGTCGGCTTTCTCTATTGTTTGGCCCATTAAATGCTCCTACAGAAATAAGAGCTATCACGGATCTTTTGTTGAGCCTTTTTACATGGATAAGTTTTGTCAAACAGTCCATCCAACTATACTCTACAAACTGATGTTTATCATCACAATCCAAAGCTAGAGCTTCTTTTGATCCAACGTTTTTAATATGACGTAGACCGTAGTACAGCTTAGGAGGATCTAAACTACCTATCGAAAAATCTTCAGTAAGATGTTGGAGCCTTGGGGGAAGTACATCAATACCACAGCGTTTTGCGTCTGAAATTAGCTGTTTTTTCTCGATGTCCGGTTTAGGCTTTCTATCTGCCCGATTAAGGTAGGTGTTAAAAAACTTTTCAACCCTATATGCCTTGCAGTAAGCCGACCAATATGCGTTGATAGCGTACGATACAGCGTGAGACTTATTGAAAGCGTATCTGTTAGACTTTTCAATCCAAGAAAAAAGCTCTTCCGCTACCTCGTTGGTAATGATTCCTTTCTTTTCGGTTCCCTTTAGGAAAGTTTTCTTTACTTCTTCCATCAGGTCAGCTTTCTTCTTTCCAATAGCCTTACGTAAAGCGTCCGCCTCTTTAAGATTGAAACCAGCTAACTGCTGGGCAATCATCATAGACTGCTCTTGGTACACAAGAACACCATAGGTTTCCTTAAGAATAGGTTCTAGTGATTCATGTAGATACTCTACTGGGCTATTTGGTTTGCCAGCCTTGCGGTCAGCATAAACCTGAGTCATACTTTTTCCGTCTGCGTCTCTAGCCTTTAGACATCCCGGACGGATCAGGCTAATAAGAGCAGCAAGCTCCTTGATGTTTTTCGGCTTAACTTCTTTGGCCCAATGCTTTCCCAAGCTGGACTCAAGCTGAAAAACACCCTTAGTGCTGCCCTCACAAATCAGATCCCATACGATAGGATCGTCAAAATTATTAATATCAAACGACATACATTTCACCAGTAGCAAACGCTTTTTCAAATTTAATTTTCTTAGATAGGTTTCTCTGCATCTTTAGGAACTTAATTAGGATGTTTGCTGTATCTTTAACATCCTGTAAAGCATCGTGAGCATTGTCTTTAGGCATACCAAAGTAGTCACGAAGATAATCCATGCTATAGCCCTTAACGTCAGCATTGTTTTCAAACCAGCAGTAGATGTGCTGCATCATGTCCATAGTGAAGATAGGATTAAAGATTTTCTGTCGTCCTCTTTTCTCATCAACAGGTCCGTACATTTGGCACATACGTTCAACGATGGGCATATCGTAGCCGTTAATATTATATCCAGCAGCAATAGGTGCGTAATAGCTAGTTTTTTTGAAGTTATACTTATCGCAGAACTGAGCAAACTTTTTCCATACCGTTTTTGGTAGTGGAGCCTTGGCTAATTTGGCCCTAGTCTTTCTAGTGATGTCTAGTGCCTCGTCCTCAAGAGGATCAAAGCCAGCAGCAATAGCCTTTTCATCGTCAATAATAGGCCTGATTTCGCTATTAAAAGTGCCTCCCGGTTGTAGCGTCAACTTTCTAGCATGAATAGCTACGGCGGCAATCTGGGTAGGTTGACACTTATGCGGATTCCTGCCACCAGTTTCAAAGTCAAATACAATAATATCTCTGTAATTCATTGTTACCTCTGTTTACTTTTAAGTTCTAAAAATTTGTCAATAGCTTCGTCTAAATTATAATATAACTCGTGAAACCTCCATCGGTCAGACCATACTTGATACTTGTTTCTTGGGGCGAAATTTTTATTCATCAGCCAATCCTCTAGATTGCAGATGCTTACATTTTTTGACTCTATGGTACAGCCAGAATATACGACTGACTTGTACTCCTCTTTATTCTCCATTTACAATCTCCATTATTTTAGATAAAAGGTCGATCCCTAGAATGTCAAACTTGACATGTCCCTGAACCTCCATGTCTCCCATATCGAAGGCAGCTACAACATCTCCGTTCTTGTCCTTAGTCATAGGACACACATTAGCCAGTTCAAACTTAGAGATGATCACTCCCGCAGGATGTTTTCCTTGTGACTTATTTGTCCCCTCTATCTTTATAGCTTGCTCAAAGAGATGAGACAGGGGACCGTCCATTTCCTCGTTCTCATTAATAAAACACCAGTTTTTAAGGTTCTCTGGTTCGTTTTCCAATGTCCACCTTATTATAGATCTGTCAGCCTCATCCATCAACTCTAGCTGGTCAGAAATTTTAGCTTCGTCAGGAATGCTGTCTGTAATTGTATTCATTTCTGCGAAAGACACCGCATCACTAATCCTTAGCACCTCTTTAATTGCTGCTCTACCTTGCAGTCTGCCAAACGTGATCATCTGTGCTACGTTGGTATGGATATACTTTTCTTTGATGTAATCAATCACCTCGTCCCTGTGTTCAGCGGGAACGTCTACATCAATATCTGGCAGTGATACATAGTCCTCTGTATTTCTACCCTCGTTGTAGAATCTTTCAAAAATCAGATCGTACTCAATAGGGTCTACTTCGGTAATACTCATTAAATAAGAAACAAGACAGCCAGCGGCAGAGCCTCGTCCGGGACCGGCTAACCATCCTCTAGACTTGACAAAGTTAACAATATCCTGCACAATTAAGAAGTATCCAGAAAGTCCAGCCTTGTATATAACCTGTAACTCATGCTTGACTCTCTGTGTGTAAATGTCTTTAATGTCTTGGTTCTCAACCTTACCTTCTTCGATAAGTTTTTTACGCCAGCCTTCTCTACATAGCTCCGCAACAAACTCGTCTTCGTTCATTCCTTCAGGACATTCAAAAGCTGGCAACATTGGCTTCGCGGCAACTTCATAGGTGTCACACATTGAAGCTATAGTGTTAACGATTGAAGTTCTTTCTTGATCTTGATTTTGTTCGTGTTGCTTAGGAGTACGTAAGTGATACTGATCGGAACCGAAGAAGTGTTGGTTGTCTACTTCCTGTCCGGCCTTTATGAGGTTTTGTACCTTTTTAAGTGTGGTTTTCATTCCAGAACATAACATGATTCTATGACAATCAGCATCATCCTCTGATACATAATATACTCTGTCTTCATCATAATTGTACTTGATATGATTGGAGCGAAACAACTTTGCCAATCCATTTACATTAGGTGTGACACACAGCACGTTGCCATCTTTGGCGACTTCTTTCAGAGTATCTAGATTTTGATTAGAGACATACTTAATTAGGTCAAACCAACCCTGCTTGTTTTTGGCATAAAGGATATAGTTTTCAAACTCACATCCAATGATAGGCTTTAAGCCGTTTTTTATACATTGCTGATGAAAGTTAACAGCACCGGAGAGTGTACCCATATCAGCAATACCACAGGCTTCCCAACCGTACTCCTTACATTTCTCCGCAAGCTGGTCGTTCTTACAGAAACCCTTTTGTAAACTGTAGTGCGTCTTGCAATTTAAAGGAATCCAATTCATTTTATACTTCCCAAAGTTCTTCTAATTTAGATATCGGCATGTTGTAACAGTCGGCTTTAACCTTAAAGCCATTGTCGGGATCTATTTGTCCCTTTTTCAAAAATTTAGCATCCGTAAAGTATGAGTCTTTGTGGTATGCACCTAGAAACCACGCACGACCCCATCTTTTATTTTTATATTCTATCCTAACAAAGGCGTAATAATCACAGTCTTGTTTAGTATTATATGCAGCAACAGAGCATTCGTATTTGTTTTTTGGCTCGCTTGTACATCTTTTTGTTTTAACGTCATACCTTATGTCACAGTTGTCTACTATGTCATAGTCGTATGTGTTTGTTATTGTACCACAGATAATCTGATTTGCAACCTCTTCTCCCAAAAAACCTGCAATATTTCCGTCACCTTTTGTGATAGAGTTCTTTAGCCTGCCCATTTCGCGAGCCTTACGCCAAGCTCGCTTTTTCATCTTTTCCGTAATCTCGACTTCTATCATCCCGGTGCCTCATAATAACCAACGTTAAATCCATCTTTAGTACACTTCTCAACTGTCTCGTCGTGACCAAATGCTTTTAGATGTTCCTCTACATGTTCACACATAGAGATGTTCGTTCCCGGCCAATTCTTTTTATAGAAGTCGCATAACTTAGTACATTTGAAACTTTTTCTGGTTCTAGAGCACGGTTGCGGAAAATCATTTCTTTGTATCTGCTTAAATCTCTTCTCTAACATTCCCAAGAACTTTTCTTGATCGCTTTTGTCGAAACACATACTAAACGGACCGCCGTCCCTAATGTAGTATATCGTCATGATCGCTTGTTCATAATCAGGATAAAGTTTTGATATGGCATAATTATACAGTAATAACTGGGGGTCTTCCAGTAGCTTTTCGTATGTCTTTTCTTCTCCGGTTGCCCAGTTAAGCCTCCGTCCCGTCTTCCAGTCAACGACCTCAATCGTGTCGTCCGCGACCTTAGTAACTAGGTCAATAGTTCCCTTGATAGCTAGTTGACCCTCCGCCTCTTCGCCGTTAGGCATTTTGTACTTAAACTTTGCCCAAGGTTCGTCTATAGCAATATCAAACTGCGGCTCTGTATCTACTATGTCTCTCTTTCTAGGATCAAACTGTCCGTCGTTATAGTTTAAAGCCGTGTCAACCTGAGTCCTACAGAACTTGATGTCTGCACCCGTGTACTTATGGGTGCAATTTTCTGTGT